GGCGCAGTCTGCTCGGCTCTGCTGATGGGCGACTTCAGCCAGGCCATGGTCGGCTTCTGGGGCAACGGCCTTGAGATCACCGTGGGCGAAGATCAGGACGACTTCAGCAAAGCTTTGACTAGCGTTCGCGGCATCGTCACCTATGACGTGGCCGTGCGCGATCCGAAGAGCTTCGCTGCCATCCTCGACATCCTCGCCTGATAGGAGCGGGGGCGGGCAACCGCCCCCTTTTTTACTCATGAAGGTTCTCATCGAAACTGACTGCGCTGCTCGAGGTGAATACCTTGAGGCTGGCAAGGTCTATGAGCTGGACAGTGCTGTGGCTGCGGAGCTGCTGCGCATTGGCCGCGCCGTTGAGGCGCCAGCCGATGAACCCAAGCCACGGGCAACCCGCAAGGTGAAAACCGATGGCGCTGACTGAGGACCTAAGCCTGTTCCTCAACGACTTTGGCGTCACTGCTACCAGTGGCGCCATTTCGGCATTGGGCATTTTGGACATGCCGACGCAGGTACTGGCCGGCGAGATGGTGCTGAGCACCGACTACACGCTGACCGCCCGTTACGCCGACTTCGGCGGGTTGTTGTACGGAGACGGCATCACGGTGGACGGCATCAACTATCAGGTGCGCGAGACGCGGCAACTTGATGATGGCGCGTTTGTTGAGATCGGCCTGATGAAGCTGGCACCGGCGGCGACGGCACCGGGCGGCCAGCCGCGTGAGTTTGGCCTTGATGATCTTGCGGATGTGGAGCTGGTCAGCCCGGCTGCTGGCGAGGTGCTGAAGTACGACGGCACGCAATGGGTGGACGGCCCCGATGGCGGCGCCGCCTATGTCTACACGCAGGCGGTGGCAGCCAGCACCTGGACCATCAACCACAACCTGGGCTTCGTGCCAAGCGTCGAGGTGTTCGACAGCGGCAGCCAGGAGATCGAGGCGGACGTGTCGCATCCGACCACCAATCAGACCGTTATCGTGTTCTCAGTACCCCTGGCCGGCTTTGCGAGGTTGACCTGATATGGCTAGAAAGATTTTCACAGACTTCGACTTCCAGTCAGTCTCCAAGGTTGTCAACCTGCCCACCCCATCCGCCACTGGCGATGCGGTGCCCAAGTCCTATGTGGACTCGCTGGTAGAGGGCTTGGCGTGGAAAGATAGCTGCCGCGTCGCAACGCAGGCCAACCTGAACTTGGCCAGCCCTGGCGCGACGATCGACGGCATCACGATGGTGTCGGGTGATCGCATCCTGGTGCGGGCGCAGTCAACGACAACAGAGAACGGCATTTACGTCTGGAATGGCGCTGCCAGCGCCGCCACCCGCTCGCTTGATGCCAGCACCTTCCCTGAGCTTGAGCAGGCCGTCACCACGGTTGAGGAAGGCACCAGCGCCGCCACCACCTACCGGCAGGATCAGATCAACGGGACGATCGGCTCTAGCGCTGTCAGCTGGGTGACCTTCGGCACTGCAGCACCAGCCGCCAGTGAGACCACGGCAGGCATTGCTGAGCTTGCCACCCAGGCCGAGGTCAACACCGGCACCGATGACCTGCGGATTGTCACACCGCTGAAGCTTGCCACCTGGAGCGGCCGCATCAAAAAGTTTGCCGTCAGCATTGGCGACGGTTCAGCCACCAGCTACACGGTGACTCACAACCTAGGCAGCCTTGATGTAGCCGTGACTGTTTTTGCAAACAGCGGCGGCGACGAAGTGATTACAGACGTGACTCACGCCACGACCAACACGCTGACGGTTGTGTTTGCGACTGCTCCTGCCTCCAACGCTTACCGCGTCGTGGTTGTTGGCTGATGACAAGAAACCTGCTCACTGGCGCCAATCTGTCCGGGCCGCTGGAGCTGAACGGCAGCGCCGGCACCTCCGGCCAAGTGCTGCAATCAGCCGGCGCTGGTGCAATCCCGACATGGGCAGCTGCTCCAGCAGCTGGAGCGGGCGGCAGCACCGGGCAAGTGCAGTTCAACAACGCAGGCACGCTGGCGGGTGCTGGCGATGTGACGATCCATGATGGCGACCTTGTTCTTGCTGTCAATGCTGTGGTCACGCAGCCACCAGCAGGCGTCAAGATCAGCTCACTAGCAATCGGCGGGCGATCCCTTCTGGCATTCAAGGACGCCTCGACCAGTGCTGACGCTGCGCTGCAGCCATCGCTGGCTCAGGTTCGGGTGAGCATCTGGACAGGCGTGGCGGGCTCTAACGCGCCTGCCGTTGCCGGCACCGTCACGCTGACTGCAACAGGCACTGCAACCGCCGCCAACATTGCCACCACCAACAGGCACACGCGAACGCAGCGCCTTGAGTATCTCGTCACCACCGCAGCCACCACGGCGGTTGCCGGCTGGCGTTACCCCAACACCGGCTGGACGGTCGGCGGCGTCGCAGCTGATGAAGGCGGGTTCTTCTTTGTCTGCCGATGGGGGCCTGCTACCGGCGTGGCAACAACTACAAACCGCGCCTTTTGCGGCATGGCCAACGTCACCGCTGCACCGACCGATGTTGAGCCGAGCACGATCACCAATATCATCGGCATGGGTTGGGACGCGGCTGATGCCAACATCCAGATCATGCACCGGGGCGCTGGTGCAGTCACCAAGGTCGCATTAAGCGCGAGCTTTCCAGTGCCAACGGCAGACCGCACCAAGGCCTACGAGCTGGCCTTGTTCTCACCACCCGGCAGCACGCAGTCGGTGAGCTACGCCGTGACCGATCTCGGCACCGGAGCCACAGCCACTGGCACGATCACCACCAACATGCCCACCAACACCACGCTCCTGGCACCTAGGGGCTGGATGAGTGTGGGCGGCACCAGCAGCGTGATCGGCGTTGCCCTTATGAGCTGCTACTTGGAGACCGACTACTGATGACCACCAAGCGCGAGACCATCCTCACTGCCATCCGCACCCAGCTCACCGGCACCACCGGCGTCGGCACGCGGATCTACCGCAGCCGCGTCGAGCCGATGGCCAGGCAGGAGAGCCCGGCGATCGTCATCGAGCCGATCAACGACACCGCGCAGCAGAACACCGCCCTGCCGACGCTGGACTGGAGCCTCACGGTGCGGGTGGCTGTGATCGTGCGCGGTGATGTGCCAGACCAGCAAGCCGACCCGATTGTTGAAAGCCTGCACAGCAAGCTGATGGCAGACTTGACCCTTGGCGGTTACGCCATGGACATCCAGCCGCAGAGCGTTGGCTTTGAAATGGTCGATGCAGACCAACCTGCCGGCGTGATCAGCTGCGACTACTTGGTCCGCTACCGCACCAGCGTGACTAATCTGGCGACAGCATGATGGCTAACATGGATCAGAACTCCGGCCAGGGCGGCAGCACCGGCCACAACCCACACAAATGAGGATGTGAGCAATGGCTCTGCTTTCCCGCAAACGCCTAATCCTTTGTAAGTCCGAGGCCAGCTATGGCGTGGACATCACTCCGGCTGGCACTGATGCGCTGCTGGTGCGCAGTCTTGATGTGACACCAATCGAGGCTGATGTCGTCAGCCGCGACTTGATCCGCAACTATCTGGGCAACTCCGACCAGCTGCTGGCACAGACCCGCGTCAGCATCTCCTTCCAGGTGGAGATGGCCGGCTCTGGTGCTGCCGCCACCGCGCCACGCTTCAGCAGCCTGCTGAAGGCCTGCGGCATGGCTGAAACCATTACCGCTGCAGCTGTCACCGGATCAGCAACGGCAGGTGGTGCAGGCACCATCACGCTGGCCGCTGGCGCCAGTTCCGTGGATGACTTCTATAACGGCATGGTGGTTTCGATCACCAGCGGCACCGGCAACGGTCACATTGGCCTGATCACCGATTACGTCGGTTCTTCCAAGGTGGCGACGGTGCAGGCCTCTACCGCTACCTTCGTACCGGCTGCTGCCTCTGCTTACAGCATCGCCGCCAACGTGGGCTACCTGCCCGTCAGCACGGGCTTCAGCAGCGCCACGATCTACTTCAACAACGATGGCGTGCTGCACAAGATCACCGGCGCGCGCGGCACCTTCACGCTGACCACCGGCGTGGGTGAGATCCCGACAATCGATTTCCAGCTGACCGGCATCTACAACGCACCGACCGACACTGCTGCACCAACCACCACTTACAGCGATCAAGCCACGCCGGTGATCTTCAAGGCTGGCAACACCAGCGCATTCTCGATCCTGAACTACACCGCCTGCCTGCAGTCGTTGTCGTTCAACGTGGCTAACGAAACGGTCTACCGCGAGCTGGTTGGTTGCACCAAGGAGGTGATGATCACCAACCGCGCCCCGGCTGGTGAGTGCATGATCGAGGCGCCAACGATCGCGCAAAAGGACTTTTTCACAATCGCCAACAACGACACCACCGGAACGTTGACCTTGCTGCATGGCAGCACTGCCGGCAACCGGGTTACGCTACTGGCGCCCAAGGTAGACATCACCAACCCGTCCTACGCCGACCAGGACGGCATCCAGATGCTAAGTATTCCCTACGTCGCCATCCCGACCACGGCCGGCAACGACGAAGTGAAACTCACCTTCACCTGATAGGAGCACCCTGCATGGCGTTTGTCCTCAAGCAGTCCGACACCTACACTTGGCCGGTCGCCTTTGACATCCCCGTCGATGGTGGCCGGCATGAACGACAGACCTTTGACGGCGAGTTCAAGCGCTTGCCGCAAAGTCGCGTTGGGCCAATGGTGGCGGAGCTGCAGCAGCTTGAGGACTTAGGCGATCTGGAGCGCCTCACCGAGCTTGCCAAGGAGGTGCTGGTTGGTTGGGCCGGCGTCACCGGCGATGACGGCAAGGAGATCCCTTACAGCGAGAAGGCAGTGGGCCAGCTGCTGGAGGTGCCGCTTTTGGCGGTGTCGATTATCAAGGCCTACATGGACAGCATCAAGGGAGCCAAGAGAAAAAACTGACAGAGGCCGCCGAGCATTGGGCTGGCGGCAGCGTCAAGGATGAGACGCAAGATGATGCAGCGGTGTTCGGGTTGGCACTGCCCGAGCTGGAGCCTGAAGGCGACTTTGAAGTGTGGGAGGAAAACTGGCCGGTGGTTGAGATGTTCCTGCGGTGTCAGACGCAGTGGCGCACCACGATGAACGGCGTGCTGGGGCTGGACTATGGAGCAGTGGCCTGGCTCTTTATGATGTACGAAGTGAAAGACCAACGCGCGCTCCTGGAGGACCTGCAGGTGATGGAGGGAGCGGCAATGGTCTCGATTAATAGCAGGAGCAGCTGACATGGCGATGAACATGGACGCCCTGCTCCGCATCAAGGCGGACGTTCAAGGCGTGAACAACATCCGCCGGCTTGGCAACTCCATGCAGGGGCTGCAGGGCAAGGCAAAGAATGCTGCGCTGGGCTTCAACAACCTCAAGGGCGCGGTAGCAGGCTTCGGTGCAGCGATCGCTGGCAGCGCCATCGTGGGCGGCCTTACGGCTGTTGTGAAGAAGTCGATCGACGCCGGCGATGAGCTGTTCAACCTGCAGGCCAAGACCGGCATCGCAGCCAAGCAGCTGATCGGCATCGGCAACGCCGCCAAGCTGGCCGACGTGGACATGGGCACGCTGAGTAAGGGCCTGAACAAGCTCAGCGTCAACCTTGTCAAGGCCGCTGAAGGCGATCAAAAATTGGCCAGCGCTTTCAAGCGGCTTGGCGTAGATGTCAAGGATGCCAACGGCCAGGTGGTGCCGGCAGACAAGGCGCTGAAGCAGATCGCTGATCGCTTTGCCGACATGCCCGATGGTGCGAAAAAGGCGGCCGCAGCCGTTGCGCTATTCAGCAAGTCTGGCGCTGAGCTGATCCCGATGCTGAACGAAGGCGCGGCCAGCATGGACAAGTTCATCTACAAGGTGGGCGAAGACTTTGCAGCGCGCTCTGATCTGTTCAATGACACGATCACCGAGTTCGGCATCAAGACGCAAGGCTTCGGACTAGAGCTGACCGACGCATTGCTGCCGGCGCTGCAGTCAATTCTTGAGGTGCTTGGCGACCTGTTCGACACCAAGCAGGACTGGTCGGCGCTGTTCGATGTGATCATCTTCGGCCTGCGTGCGGTCGCCACGGTGATCTACGCGACGATCAAGCTGGTGGATGTGGCCATCAAGAACCTGGTGGCGTATTTCGATGCGGTCGGCAAGGTGCTGCAGGGTGACTTTGGCGGCGCTGCTGATGTGGTGAAGAACCGTATCGGCGGTCTGCTGGAGCAGGCCAAGCAGGACTTTGCGCAGATCCAGAAGATCTGGACCGGAGCCCCTTCCCCCGGCACCGGCCGCCGCACGGGCGGGCGCAACATGGAGCTGGACACCAGCAGCAGCGACGCATCAGCGGCATCAGCCGCCCGCAAGGTAGCAGCCGATGCCAAGCGCGCAGCATCTGAGCAGGAGCGG